GATATCTTATTAACTCTCGCGTCCGGTTCAACAACTGAATTAAAGTCTGATAATGCAGGTATTCAGTTAGGCGATGGATACGCCTCGTTATTATATGATAGCAGTGAAAATAGATGGAAAACAAATATTGGACTAAATATTAGCGGTGGTTTAACAGTTAATAACAGTATTAATTTTAATGGAACAGTACTACCATTAAATAATTCTTCGAAGCTGCCTGTTACATTTAATACTTTTGCTGTTCAAAACTCAAATGCAATTATGACACAAGATCTACTATTTGGTGATGTAAGCGCTAATATATGGATGGATGCAAGTGGTTATGTTGTTAGCGGTCAATTATTAAGTAATAGGTCAGTTCTTAAAATAGAAGTAAAAGTATCCTATACTGCTTCACCTGAAGCTGATCAAACTTTAGGTTTTAGAGTATTAAGGGGTATAGATAATACAGGTACAAATTATTCTACTACAGATGTATTTACTGATATAAGTCTTGGTACAAATATGGGTGTCACATTAAACGGCATATATAACGGATCATATTATCTTGATCTTAATGGTTCTACAATTTACAATCCACAATATTTCAAACTACAATTTAGAAGAGATTGTCCTCCGGGTGATACCATTTCAACACCATTTGGTATTAGAGGGTCTAGCAGCAATTACTTTTCAATGCAAGAACTTTACAAACCCTAATCTTAATAACACTTATAAAATAACTTATAAACTTATAAAATAACTTATAAACTTATAAAATAAAATAAAAAACAATAAAACACAATAAAACAATAAAACAATAAAACAATAAAACAATAAAACAATAAAACAATAAAAAATAAAAAACAATAAAATAAAATTAAATTAAATTAATTAAATTAAACAATTAACGAAACAATTAATATATTACTACAAATATTATTATAAATAAATAATGATAATTTTATTTAGAATAATTTTTATTTATGAGTGAAGCAATTCTTTTGGAAAGTGTTCCACAATATCCCGATTTTGATATAAATGGAACAGTTAAAACAGCGACTGAGTTAGGTTTGCAAATAAATAATTTCGTTACCTATTCTCATGATGATCAAAACAAATCAAAATGCAGTATTGTAGACGATAGCACAGGAACAGTAAGAAGATTTAAATTACTTAAGTTACAACAACCATATAATACTGAACCTATTAATTACGGAGCATCATGGTATAAATTAGATAGTACCTCTAAAAATGTTTTAGAAGATTCGTTAAATTACGATTATAAATCTTATTACGACGTTTCAAATGGAAATTCTCTCGTATACCCATATTTATATGAAATATTTACTGAATTATCATTAACAAAAGCAATTAATTTACATAATTTACCCTACGGAAGTAAAGGAGGTAGCTGGACTTATAATCATTCCAGTGGAACATTAGTATTTTCAGCATTCAGCAATTTAGCAGCGCAAAATTTATATAATGGGATTTATGTAATTAATGACACCAATAAACCCGTTATAAATGTATACAAATATATTGGTAGAAAAAGTATTTCCAATTTGACAAATCAAATCACTTCAATTGTTGGGTCTTATAATAATACATTAGAATTGTTATTAACATATATTAGCAATCAATCGCAAAAACTTTATAGATTAGAAGAACTTGTTACTAATAATAATAGCACTAATCTAAATACTAGCAATAAAGCACAATTTGAAAATAGTCATTTTTTGACTTTTACAAGCTTAACGCAAGATTTAAGCACTTCATTATTTAATACTATTAATGTAGGTAATAATAGATCAGTCATTATTGATATTAATTTTTCATTATATTGCTGCAGCGCTCACAATGAACGAATAACAATTGAGCTATGGAGAGATGCAAGCATGCTTTCACAAAATAGAGACCTAGGGTCAGTAAATGCTACAGGAGGCATTACAATACCTTATAGCTTGACATATTTAGATGAAAATTTGAGCGCAGGTCTTAAAGTATATTATATAAAATATAAATTAGAAAATAACGATAGCACAGTCGAGCAAGGCATTATAAATGTTAAAACGTCTGAAATTGCCGGATCAAGTAATATAATATTACGAGAAATTGTAAATACAGGCAATTATTCCAATAAAACAACATTTAATAATCAAAATTTAACAACAACAACATCAGATATACAAGATTTGAGTAATTCTTTTTATAATGCTATTAATGTATTTAATAGCAATGTTCAAATTAATATTAACACTAATTTATATTGCTGTTATGGTAGTAATGAACGAATAATTGTTGAGGTGTGGAGAGACACAAGCATGATATCGCGGAGCAATGAATTAGGAACAATAAATGCTACCGGCGGATTAATTATTCCATATAGTTTTAACTACTTAGATAAGAATTTAGAAAATGGACCCAAAAAATATTACTTAAAATATAAATTAGAAAATAATCTTCATAGTCAAGAGCAAGGTATTATAAATCTTAATAGTCTTTATTCATATGGTTCAGGTAACATATTATTAACAAATGTATCCAATATAACTTCTGATACATTAAATATAAGTGTAGGCGATTCGTTATCGCTTATTAATATTAATACTACCGTAATAACAACCGAAAACAATAGTTTTACAACTAAAACAAATGAAATACAAGATTTAAGCGCATCACTATATAATACTATCGATATTTATAATAATACTCCCGTTTTAGTAGATGTAAATATTACTTTGTTGTGTTGCTACTCTTTTGATGAACGCATAACTATTGAACTATGGAGAGATTTAATCATGGTATCGCGAACTTCAAATATAGGAATTACAAACGCAACCGGCGGATTTATAACTAATTATAGATTATCCCTTTTAGATGAAAATGTTAACAATGGAACCAATAAATATTATATAAAATATAAATTAGAAAATAATGCTAGCGCACAAGAGCAAGGTATTATAAATATTAATATAACTTTATTGTCTGGATCTTCAAATATTGTATTAAGAAAATTATAAAAAAACATTTTTTGCATTTTTTGGAAACTTTTAGAAATATAAAAATATTAAATTAATTTAATGAGTTAAAATTTAAAAATAAAAATGGTTTTTAATTATATAAAAAGTTTGGATGTCGGACCTTATTTTCAATCGAGTGACCGACAACTATGTGTATACCGGCTCTAGACTTCGCGCAGGATCAACCAGCTCTAAATTAAGTCTTACATCAACAGGTAGTCAATCAGTTATTGATTTATGCAATAATAGCAACATTGATATTAGCGCCAGCACCATCTTTCTTAACGGCCAAATTGTAAGTGAAGGCGGTATTCAAGTTGGCTCAGGAACTTTTGGTGGTAGAATTACTAAATCTACAAATCCTTATGAAATTGTTATTGACCCGTTCGGTGTTGATGGTGTAGACAGCACTACACAAGATGCATCAGGCAGCGTTGTGATTATGGGTGATTTGATTGTTCGCGGTAATACTACAACCGTTTACTCTACTAATGTTGACATTAGTGATGTACTATTAACTCTTGCGTCTGGTTCGACATATACATCGATTACTGATGCTGATAACGCCGGTATTCAGTTAGGAAATGGATATGCTAACTTTGTATATAGCAAATCTGAAAATAGATGGACAACAAATGTTGGTCTAACTATTAGCGGTGGTTTAACAGTTGCAAGTGCTGTAAGTAATACCAATAAAATAACAGGTTATGCCGGTATTGATTATTCGGCAAATGTACTACCATTAACTAATGCTTCGCAGCTTCCTGTTACAATGAGCACTTTTACTTTGAAAAAAGACGATCTTTCAGCAGCTATTGGTGATGTAAGCAATACATGGGTTGATGCTCCTGGTTACATTGTTTCACGAGTTGTATTAAGTGCTAATTCATTCATTAAAATGGAATTTAAAGTTAACTATACTTCCTCGCCAGAAGCGGACCAAACTTTAAGTTTCCAAGTACTAAAGAGTATAACAGGAAGCGCAGGAACTTATGAGCCTGTATTTTCTGATATAAGTTTAGGTTCAAATATGGGAGTTACATTTAACAATGTGTATTACGGCGCATTCATTGATGATCTTGCAGGTGCCACCTTCTCACCCGCACTCACCGTATTTTACAAACTACAGTTTAGAAGAGATTGCCCGTCAAATGATACTATATCTGTTCCATTCGGTATTGTAGCATCATCTGGCAATTACATTTCATTGCAAGAACTTTACGAACCTAATGCTTAATAAAACAAATACTAATACTAATATATATTAAAAAATATATATTAATGTTATAAAATATAATTTAGCAGAGATTGCCCTTCATATACTACCATTTGGTATTAGAGGGTCTACAAGCAATTACTTTTCAATACAAACATGTAGCCTAATAACACTTATAAAATAACATATAATTAATTTTAATTAAAAATAATGCGTTTAATTGTTTAATTAAAAATATTTATATAGTTAATAATAATTAATAATAATTAATAATAATTAATAATAATTAATAATAATTAATATAAATGCACAATATATAAATATATGGTAGATCGGATTTTAAATCGTCCAAGTAACAATTATATTTTTACAGGTTCTAGACTGCGTTCAGGTAGTAACAATAGCGATGCTAGATTAAGATTGTCAACTGCTAACAATGAAAGTATAATTGATTTATGTAATAATGGCAATGTTGATATAAGTGCGTCCAGCGTCTTTATTAACGGATTAAAAGTTGTTACTACTTCAAATGGTGACGCAACATCACTTACAGGATTACAACTTGCCCAAAATTTAGATGTAAGCGGATTAATAAGTTCTGACGGAGGAATTCGAATTGGGTCAGGAGTTTTTGGCGGTACTATTACAAAATCTAGCACTATACATGAAATTGTTATTGATCCGTTTGGCATTGATGGCTCAACTAGCACTAGCACTAGTCAAGATCTTAGTTGGATACAATTGGGACAAGACATTGACGGCGAGGCACCGAGTGACAACTTTGGTAGTGCTGTATCAATAAATGCTGCAGGAAACATAGTAGCTATTGGTACTCCATATAATGATGGAAATGGTAGTACAGCAGGCCATGTTAGAATATATCAATATAATAATAATGCGAACGATCCTAGTTGGATACAATTGGGTCAAGATATTG